TGCCGCCGCCTCCTGGTGGCACCTCGCCTGGTAATGGTGCTTCGCCTGGTTGACCTTGACCTGGTTGTGTTTCTGGCTCTGGAATTTCATCTTCTTCATCTAATGCTCTTAGAGAATTCAATGTCATAGTAGTTAAAGCTAACTTTTCTTTTTCATTAATTGCATTTTGAATAGCTTCTCTACGCATCTTTCTAACTTCATCTTCATATTCAAGACCCATAGAACGGTATAATGTATGTAATGAAGCTCTCTTTTGAGTTCCTTCACCTTGAGTTAAGGTAACAAGATTGTTAATATAATCACCAGCATCAAATAATGACATGTGATTCCAATCTATTTCTGGAACTATTAATTGCTTCTCTCCATCAGAGTAATCGTAGAACCCTTGAATCTTAGAGATTGGTGCAAAGATCTTTCTCTTTAGCCACATACCCATCATATTTCTAAATTGCATATAGCGTTGTCTTAATACATCTAACGCCACGCCGCCATTAGCATATGTAGTATCTGCTCCACCATCCATTAATACTGGTGGAACTTGCAATCCAACATAAATTTCTTTAATTATCTGTGTAATATCGCCAGAGATATCATAGATTCCAGATCCATACCCTACTCTTTCTACAACTACTCCTTCATGAGTAAAAATCTTGAAATCTTTATCATATTGAGCAGATTCAAATACACTTCTCCAAGCCTCAAGATCGGCAAATGTAGGCTTAAAATCAGCAGAGCCAATCTTAACTAAAGTTAATGGATTGATCATATTATCTGCTTGTGCATACTTAGATTCACGAAGCTTATCAAACAACATTAGTTGTCTAAAAATACATACAGGAAGACCTGTACCTCTTATTTCGTAAGGGCTAATTCTTCTGGCTAAATGAGAAACATGGAAATTATCCAAAGGAATATTCTCTCCATGTTTTACCGAATCAATAATATGTTGATTTAACTGCTTGCGTTGTTCAATATCAGATGGCTTATTAGAAAAAATTATCTTCTTAAGATTTTCATCTGGACGTAACATAATTATTGGTTCACTAGCAACTACAGTTCTCTTAACTAACATATAGTCTGGGTTTTGGATTAGTAATCTACTCCATTTACCTTTACTTTCATCAAGTTCAGCATAAACGAATGACTCACCTAATAACCAATATTCTTGAGCAATCTGAACGCAGATATTCATAAGATCAATTTCTTCAATCATATCATTGAAGAATTTCTCAATCTCTTTATTCGGACACTTGATATTTAATTTACTAATAGGGTATGTGCTGTGCAGATTTATGGCATTATGTACAAAAGGATTTAAAGCATAAAAACTACGACACCAAGCATTAATAGTGGGACGGTCTCTTGGTAAATTAAGATTACTATTAAGCCAAAGCGGGGAATATACTTCTGGTGTTTGTTTTACAGAATCACCATTTCCGCCTCTATAACCACCTCCGCTACCACTTCCACCGCCACTAACAACTTGTGCTTGTTTAGTTAAGCCAATAGATGATGTTACTGTAGCATTAGATGTAACGCCATCATCATTAAATGATGGTCCAGTTCCATCTCTAAATGCGCCTTGTCTTACTTCATCAGTTAATGTTTCTCTACGATATTCTGATATACTTTTAGCCATTAAAGAGCTAACTTGCGGAATTCCTTGAGACATATGTGTACTACTACGCGATATGTTCGATTCCATTAAACCACTATCAATTTGTGGAACAGCTCCTCTTTTTTCTAAAAACTGTTCAGACCTAGATTTCTTATAATTAGACATAAAGCCTCGTTTCCACTATACCCTCTACTATACATAATAAATAATATATCAGTAAGTATATGTATTTCATGCGGCTTAAAATCTTCTAGGAACAAATCCGGTTAATACTAAGGGTCTATTTCCATCTACGAAATTTTGTTGCTGAGAATTAGGGTTATTATTAGTAAATCCTTTTGATACAATAAACTTATAAGCCAAATAGCCATTTAATAATGCCATAAATCCATCATTTGGTGTACTACCCTTTACATAATGAAGAATTGGATCGGCTCCGGTTTTAGATATAGATGGCTTAACTTCCATACTAGCACAATGATCTATTAACCAAGCTACTTTTTCATAATCACCAAAGGGAAATCTAATTTCTCCTTTTTTCATTTTCTCATATAATTCACGAATATAGAAATCTCTTTCGAAATCTATTTCTTTTGGAAATGAATCTTTTCTAAATGTTACATAATTATTGACTTTTCCTCTTGCACGCGAAACTATATAACGGTCACCATATATAGTATGAAGTGTTTCAGATAAATCTTGAGAAAATCCAATGTCGCCTACCGCCAACTCAACACTATACTGTCTCATCAATTGATCAATAATACCCTTTTTACTTTCCAAATCATTACGTTTAAATTTTGTAGCAAATTCAATAGATAATAATCCTGGTCCTTTTGCAACTAATACTACTGCAGTACTATATGACTGTCCTGCAACTTTTGCTTTTTCTGGATCTGCTAATTGTTCAATATCAGCACGCAAACCATAGTCCAATCCCATTACTACAATTTGTTCTTCACCTGGAATTAATCTAGGTCTAAATTTTCTACCAGCATCACCGCAAAACTCTGCGATTTCATCTGGAGTGATTGGGCTCGTATCTCCTTGAAAAAACTCACCTAATACTTCTGTATGAAAAATACGCTCGGTATTAATTGGATGCTTGCCGGGCTTTTCATTCTCTAAATCTTCTCTCTTAAATGTAGGCATATATAATTGATTGATATGAAATCCAATCATTTTACAATCATCATCATTATGATCTCTTAGCGCTACCCATTTACCACGCTCGGCAGCTTGTCTTTTATCTTGTTCTAAACCACAATGTGGACATTTTACAATGTAGCCATGAAGCCAAATTTTTTCCCAATCATCTGACCCTGGAGTATAAAGAGGGAAATGTTTTCCACATTCTTCACAACCAAGATAATAATATTGTTGTGAAGACGACATCCACATCTTATGAAAATCTGAACCTTTTTTACGAGGAGTTCCGAAATATACTTGCACACCTTTGCTTGGCTTACCATATTTAGCGGTAGTTAAAATCTTAAGCGCATTTCCCATTGCCAAGCCAGTAGTTCTCTGACACTCATCAAAGAAAATTACATCAGCTGTACGACCCATTAATCTATCTGCATCAATTCCAGTAGATTCAATCCAAATATGGTTGCCACCAACAAATTGCTTAAAGTGTAATGAATCATTTGTTGGGCTAGTTGGATCTAATAATCCTTGCATATATGATTTGATTTTTCCAGAATTCTTTTTATCTGGCTTCTCTTCATTATCCATTCTTATTGAAGACGCAATCATTTGATTTAATTTTGTCTTAGAATATGCCGCTGCAAGCTCTAATAATGGAAATGCATGAATTACTCTGATTGGAGGTTTCTTTCCCACTCCAAATAAACCAGATCCCATAAAATACATCTCAAGAGCGCCTGCCATGGTAGTACCACCAACCTGACGCCCTTTAACTAAAATAACTGGTTTTGCATTTGGCTCTAATGCTTTTACGCCAATATACCTATAAATATCCGCAAACGGTTTATATCCATTACCATGTAATCTAAACGGTTCACCATCAAGCGTTAAATATCGCTCAACAAAACTGACAGGATCAAGTACTACTAATTGATCTTTTAACTTATTAAATAATTCTTTCTGATTTGACATTCTTTACTACTTTTAGTAATTAGAAACTGGAACTAAACCACTAAAAGCATCTGTATTTGCAGGATCAATATCATCATCGTTAGCAACATCATTTAATGATCCTAATTGTGATAGGTTATTGGTATCAGTATTTTCGCTTTTTGCGGCTAAATTTTTCTGACTAACGTGTATAATAAGATCGTTAGAGTCCCAGTCTTTTGCATCTGATACATCGCCTTCATGTATAGATCTAATTTTATTTAGAATTGCTGAAATAGATAAGTTACCTCTAGTGCTTTTAATTACATTATCAAGTGTTGTCTCTATTTGAGGGCACTTCATAATAACAACAGGTCATTTTTTCTCCATCTTTACTTTTTTATGTAAAACAGAATTTTGATCAGAAGCTTGTTTAGTAGTTTGATCACTATCTTCTTCAGAAGTTTTGTTGATATCCAAAAATGCAGATAATCCACTACGTTCTTTCATATCTTCTACAGCGGCTGCTACAGATGGATATTTTGACTTATTATTCATTATAGAATTAATCTGATCAAATAAAGACCTATCAACAGATTTAGGTTGAACGGCATCTTTCTCGATTAATTTCTTCTGAAACTGATTAAGCCAATGATCTTCATCTAACTCCATTTCAGAGTTTCTAGAAATTACTGCTTGATGTCTATTATATTTGTTCGACATATTAACCC